TTGTTTGACCGCTTCCACCTGGAGGCCGCAGGCGGTCAGCGCGGCCTCCAGGTTTCTGACATCGGCGCTTAAATCGCCGTTAGTGACCGGTGCGCTTGCTGGTATCGGGCAGCTCGTGACCGCCGGACAGCCAACGTAAATAATCTGCGGCGCTGGCAAAGGCGGGACGCGCGTGCATCCGGCCAATGCCGTCAGGCAGACGAGCGCTGTACCAGTCGCGCATTTCCTGATTTTCATTAAGTAACCTTTGAATTGTGTATTCACGGACGCGTGCCTGCTCACCCGCCTGTGAGAGCTGGGTACGCAGGTTTTGTTCCTGGCGTTCCCGCGTTACGGCTTCATCGTTCAGGCGATTAATGGCGTTGTCGCGGCTTTCAATACCGGCGGACAGCGTGCCGATAATGCGCTGTGCCTGGTCGGCTTCATCATGCAGGCCACCGATACGCCAGGTTTGCAGCCCCGCCAGCGCGCAGGCTGCCAGCAGTAATAAAATTAAAATACGCATCAGACTCCCCGCAGGCAGTAGGCCAGCTCATTCGTGCGGCGGCGTTCCAAACCTGCTACGCGGACACCGTTCACAAACACCCAGCGCGGCAACTGCTCGCAGGCGTCCCGCCATTTCCCTTTGTTGATGAAAAACGCCAGCGTGGATTTGCAGGCCGCCGTCACGCCGACGTTAAACGCAAAGGACACCACGGCGTCGTACACCGGCTGCGGCATGGCAACCGGCATACAGCGCGCAATGCCTTTCTCCACCCGCATCACGTCTTCCACCAGATTCACGGCGGCCTGACGTTCGCTGATTTGGGTCTGCGGCCTCACGCCTGCGGTGTGCCCAATGCCGTTTGTCCAGACGCCCGCGCTGCACTGATAGGCGGACAGGCGGCAGCCTTCAAAATCGGCAATCAGTGCCAGACCGGCGGCGGACGTTTTCAACGTCGGCGTTTGCGGCAGCAGCGCGGCAATCGCCAGAACGGCGGCGACGGCGCAGCGTCTAACGATTGATGGCTGCATTAATGTCCCCCCTGACGCCCATGGTTTTCAGCAGGCGGTACGTTTTGCGCCGGTAGTACCAGTTCACAAGGAAGGTGGCGACGCCGACGCCTGCCCCCACCAGAAAGGCGATATCCTGCGGTGACATTGCGCCGAGCCAGGCAAGAAAGGCCGCGACGCAGTAACAGATAAACGAGGTGATGCGCTCCATGGTCATCAGTCCCAAAGTGAGACGGTTTCACTGACTGCGGCCTGAGTAATATCCGGCAGTTCCACCGCGTAGCCATGGGGCAAAATTGCCCCCTGCGCGGCTAAACCAACGTTAGCCGCGTAAACCTGCTCCATCACCGACTCGGTGCGCCCGTAGTACCGCCAGCAGAGTGAATCCACGGTGTCGCCTTGTTCGGCATAGACTTTCATCAGAGCAGCCCGATTACACAGTGCGACACGCCAGCGACATCGCTGATCGCATTGCGGCCATCACGCCACAGTTCATCAACCGTGCTTTCGACAATCTCTGCCTTTTTACTGCCGGCGTCGGTGGTATCACTGTTCGGATATCGTTCCGCCAGAATGGCCGCCGTAATGGAGGAAACCGCCCGCAGGTAGGCACAGACTTTGATACTTTCGTCATCAATCTGGTCTGCTGGTACATCAGCGAGGGTTTTGTATCCCTGAGCCAGCTGTGCTACGCGGTAGCTGTAAAGCTCAGCGTTAACTTCGGTCAGCGCGAACTTAATGACGGCTCGCAGACGTTTGGCGGTGACCGTTCCTTCCAGGCGCAGCGTGTCGCGTAACTCCAACGGACAGATATCCGGCCAGAAGTGCGTGTTTTTGATCGCAGGTTCCGTCGCGGCGTCCGGCTTTGGTGCAGGTACAACAAGAGACATAGTGACCTCTGAATAGGGGACGGTGGTCGCCAGCGTTGAACGAGGTCACAGACCTGTCGCGGCTGGCGTGCCGTCCGGCGCGGGGCGCGTTCTGTTTAGCTGTTGGCCGCCTTTTTGATGGCTGACTCCAACCGCTCAATATCCTTTTTAACGCCGCAGTTGCTGTTCAGCTGGAAGGCGCGTTTCAGATGTTGCAGGGCGAGCGGCAATTTCTCCGCGTCGCGATACAGGTAACCGGTAATTTTGTGCAGCTTGGCGCGTACCTGATCCGGCATGTCCAGGCTTTCCGTCAGTTCCATCGTGGTCATGAGTACATCGAGACTGACCGGCTCACCGGCAGCATGAGCGCGGGTGCTCATGTCGGCGATTTCCTCCGCCAGTGCATAACCGGCAGGGCGTTTGCCGAACGGCATCGCCAGCTTGTAATGCAGCGCGTAGCGGGCGATTTCCAGCGCACCGGCGTAGTCACCGACATCAATACGCCAGATCATGATGGTCATCAGGATGGCGTCCTGAGCGCCTTTCCCCTCGGCGAGAACGCCCGCCACCCACGGCGCATATTCGGGCAGCATTTTGCATTTGAGTTCTGCCTTTTTCTCAGCGGAATAGGCTTTCTTCAGGGCTTTCTGGTCAGCATTAAGCTTTTGCAGCAGCAGTTCATAGCCGGTGGCATGACGCAGCAGTCTGGTATCCTGCTGCGCGGCTTCGATAGCTGACTGCCGCAACAAGTGACGTCGGGCAGGGCTGGTCATGACTTACTCCTGAGCTGCCGGTGCGGTGGTCCCGGATGCCGTTTTGATGGCATCAACGATCGCCGAGGTGAATTTGCTGAGTTCGGCCTTTTCAGCGGCGTCGTCTTCTCCGGCGGTCACTTCGATGTTCTCGATCAGACAGCCGCAGCCGTAATCTTCCACCACGTAATCCTCGTTAATGGATTCGTAGTTTTCGATGCGGTCACGTTTTGGTACTTCCTCAACATGGCGGCGATGTGTGCCGTCCTGCCAGTAAATGGACAGGTTATCCAGGCGGGTGATCAGCATGGCATTGGCAGGGAAGCCGGGCACACGAACGGCGGGCAGATTGCCGATGCGTTTCTGGCTGACAATCAGGTCGGCGGCCATCGCCTCCGTGTTCGGCTGTTGTTTGTTGATCAGCGGGAAATACTTATCCGCGAGCAGCTTGCGGCCGCAGATCACCACCAGTTCGGTATCGTCCTGATAGATTGGGTCGATCAGTTCATTCACCGCGTCAAAGACCAGCGCGTCTAGGTTTTTGTACTCACCTTCGCCACCGACTTTCACCGCCTCATTGGTCACGGTGCCGTCTTCGGCGACAATCATGCCCATCACTTTAGTCGGGGCATTCAGGCGATATTTTTGCAGCCAGCCCACGCCGACATCCTGCAGCAGCGGATTCTGAACGCGGTTAGAAGTCGGTGCGCGGGAAACACCGTTAAAGCCGACCAGGATGCGATCCAGTGCCTGACGCTTAATAATGGCGTCACGCAAACGGGTCTGAAAATCGTTGTAGCGCGCCCACAAGTCCAGCTTGCTGTACATCCAGTGGAAGTCGTAGTTGGTTTTGGTGCAGTGATAGCCTTCCTGATCCAGCTTGGTGAAATCAGCGGTTTCACGCTCGTCACCCGCGTCAGTGTTGGTGGTACTGGCAATCGTGCCGGTGACGCCGACACCCACTTTCGCGCCCATCATTTCGTCTACCGGAATGATGTTGATGCGGGTCAGGAACTCTGAGGACTCCTGCAATCGGGTCATCAGCGTCTGGGTGACGGACGGCTCGACGTTAAATTTCTTGTCCAGCGTGCCGACGTCAACGTTGTTGAGTTTGGCGAGCTGGGAGAGGAACGCATTAAATTTAAAGCGCGTTTCTTTTTTCATGAGGTGTTTCCTGAGAATGAGTTAAAGGTGTCGGATCAGCAGTCGGTGACCGTCTCGTCCACGCCTGCGCCGCCGGTGGCTTGCGGACGCTGGCCGAACTTCTGCGCCGGTGTCTGCGTTAGCGTGTTCTTCAGTGCGGCAAATGCTTCATGATCCGCAGCGGTGGCTTTCTCCAGCGTATCGACGCGGCTCAGCAGGTCAGTCAGGCTGGTTTCATGCTTATCCAGTCCGGTCTGAGCGTATTGAGCGACCTCGCTGACGGCTTCGTGAACATCGGCCTGGCGGGCATCGTCGGACGCCTGCTTACGTGAAAGCTTTTGTTTCACCAGGGCGAAAAGAGAAGGGGCAGTTTCCGGCGCGTCTTCGAACTCAATCAGTGCTTCGGTGGCGACGGTGAAGAGGCTGTCCGGATCGGTTTTACGACCGGCCAGCGGGTTCTGTTTTGCTGTACGGCTGAACTCCAGCATTTCAGTGCCGAGGCTTGCGGGGTCATCGGTGACGGCCAGACCGACCAGGTAGGATTTATTGGAATTCGCGAAATTGCGTTTGATCTCCATCGAGGTGTAAACCTTCTGCCCGTCGCCGACCATCTGCGTTAAATCCGCGGTCGGGCTGATCATTGCGTACAGTGCCCATTTGTCATGCAGCAGCGGTTCAGCCACATCATCAATTTGTTCGGCTTTCAGCTGGATCACGTCGCCATAGCGGCGGAAATCGCTGGTCGGCAATACGCCTTTGATGTGCTCCAGATTGACGCGGGCACCATAGGCTTTCGCGCTGTATGTCTCCGCCATTTGTTTGATGTCATTAGCATCAATTTCGCGGCCGTCGCAGGTGTCGCCTTCGACGCCGATGCGAAACCATTTAGATACTTTCTTTGTCATGTGACTGACTCCCGTAATGAGTGTTGAGAACGGGAGTTAGTTTCCAGACAGTTACCGCAGGCCGCCAGCCGATGCGGGTTGTTGCCCGATGGCACAACGCGGGCAGCGCGAAAAACGGCTGTCTGGCCGGTAACGTGGCGGCATGAATATTTCAAACTCCACCATCATCAGCGACCCGCGCCGACAGGCGGCACTGCTTTACTGGCAGGGTTTTTCTGTGCGGCAAATCGCGGAGATGCTGAGCCAAAAAACGCCGACCGTGCAGAGCTGGAAAACTCGCGATCAGTGGGAGGCCATTGCGCCCATTTCTCGCGTGGAAACCAGCATGGAAGCGCGGCTGATCCAGCTCGTCATGAAAGATGTAAAGGAGGGGAAGGACTACAAAGAGATCGACCTGTTAGGCCGACAGATTGAACGCCTGGCAAGGGTAAACCGTTACAACCACACCGGCAGCGAGGCTGATTTAAATCCGAATGTCGCGAACCGCAACAAGGGAGAACGCAAGGCACCCGAAAAGAATGTTTTCAGCGATGAGGCCATTGAGAAACTTGGCGACATTTTCATTGAAACGTCGTTTGAGTATCAGCGCGGATGGCATCAGGCCGGACTTCAGCACCGTATCCGTAACATCCTAAAGTCCCGCCAGATTGGTGCAACCTTCTACTTTGCCCGGGAAGCTTTGATTGACGCGCTGACCACCGGCCGTAATCAGATTTTCCTGTCAGCCAGTAAGGCGCAGGCGCACGTCTTTAAAAACTACATCATCGACTTTGCGAGGCAGGTGGACGTCGATTTAAAAGGCGACCCGATAGTATTGCCTAACGGCGCACGGTTGATCTTCCTCGGAACCAACGTCCGAACTGCGCAGAGCTACACCGGCAATCTTTACCTGGATGAATACTTCTGGATCCCCAAGTTTCAGGAGCTGCGCAAAGTGGCTTCCGGTATGTCGCTGCATAAGAAGTGGCGAAGCACCTATTTTTCCACGCCGTCGAGCCTGGCACACAGCGCCTACCCGTTTTGGTCGGGTGAACTGTTCAATAAAGGCCGTCGCAATAAAGCCGACAGGATTGACCTGGATTTGACCCACGCTCACCTGTCGAAAGGCGTGTTGTGCGATGACGGCCAGTGGCGGCAGATTGTAACGGTGGAAGATGCGCTGTCAGGCGGGTGTAACCTGTTCGACCTGGAACAGCTGAAACTGGAATACAGCCCCGCCGAATATGAAAACCTGCTGATGTGCGAGTTCGTGGACGATCAGGCGTCGGTGTTCCCGTTCGCCGAGTTGCAGGGATGCATGGTGGACAGCCTGGACGAGTGGGAAGACTTCGACCCGTACCTGAAACGACCGTTTGCCTATCGTCCCGTCTGGATCGGTTACGACCCGTCGCACACCGGCGACAGCGCAGGCTGCGCGGTAATTGCTCCGCCGGTAGTGTCTGGCGGCAAGTTCCGCGTGCTCGAACGTCACCAGTGGAAGGGCATGGACTTTGCCGCGCAGGCCAGAAGCATCGAGGAACTCACAAATCGTTATGCCGTTGAGTACATCGGTATCGATGCTACTGGCATCGGGCAGGGCGTATTCCAGCTTGTTCAGCAGTTCTTTCCGGCTGCGCGGGAGATCCGTTACAGCCCCGAAGTGAAAACCGCGCTGGTACTCAAAGCAAAAGACACCATCAGCTCCGGCCGCCTGGAATATGACACTGGCCATACCGACATCACAGCCTCGTTTATGGCGATCCGCAAAACGATGACCGCCAGCGGCAACCGTTCCACCTACGAAGCCAGCCGCAGTGAAGAGGCCAGCCACGCCGATGTGGCGTGGGCAATTATGCACGCCCTGCTAAACGAACCGCTGACCGCCGCCAATGGCGGACAAAGCCCGAACATTCTGGAGTTCTACTAAATGAGCAAGCGCAAATACCGTAAAAACACGCAGACCACGACCACTGAAAGCCAGCAGGGCGCAGAGGTATTTAGCTTCGGTGATCCGACGCCTGTTTTAGACCGCCGCGAGATTCTGGATTATATCGAGTGCACCGGCAATGGCCGCTGGTATGAGCCACCGGTCAGTTTCGACGGACTTGCCCGCAGCCTTCGCGCTGCAGTTCATCACAGCTCTCCGATTTACGTGAAGCGTAATATCCTCGCCTCGACATTTATCCCGCATCCGTTGCTGAGCCAGCAGGAGTTCAGCAAATTTGCGCTGGACTATCTGGTGTTCGGGAATGCGTACCTGGAACTGATCCGCAACCAGCTCGACGAACCGCTGCGCTTTGAGGCCGTGCCAGCTAAATATGTGCGTCGCGGAGTGGAAGAGGGGACGTACTGGTTTGTACAAGGCTGGAAAGAACCGCATCAGTTCGCACCAGGCAGCATCTTTCACCTGATTGAGCCGGACATTAACCAGGAGATTTATGGCCTGCCGGAATACCTCAGCGCGCTGAATTCTGCCTGGCTGAACGAGGCCGCCACACTGTTCCGCCGCAAGTATTACCAGAACGGCGCGCATGCGGGTTACATTCTGTATATGACCGACGCCGCGCAAAGCAGCAGTGATATTGATTCAATGCGTAAGGCTATGCGTGATACCAAAGGCCTGGGCAACTTCCGCAATCTCTTCATGTATGCGCCGAACGGCAAGAAGGATGGTATTCAGATTTTGCCGTTGAGTGAGGTTGCGACAAAAGATGATTTCTTCAATATCAAGAAATCCAGCCGTGATGACCTGCTGAGCGCGCATCGCGTTCCACCGCAGATGATGGGGATTATTCCTGATAATGCTGGCGGGTTTGGGGATGTGGAGAAGGCGGCGCAGGTGTTCGTGAGGAACGAGCTGACGCCGTTGCAGGAGAGGATAAGTGAAATCAATACTTGGTTAAGTATTAGGATGATTCAATTTCAGAGCTATATTTTTGAAAGAAATAAAATTAGCGATTGATGCCTACCGATGTAGGCATAATTTATCGTTTTAATTTGGTTTTAATTCTGTGACTGCAAAGAACATTATTATCAGTCATAGAACTATTTTAATAGACCGTCCATCAGCTACCTGTCTGCTTATAATCTATGCTTTTAGCGGACAGTTCTTCTGCAGTTTTCATGGCTTTGACCAATTGTTCCGATACCGCATGTATTACATTCATGCAGACAGAGTTTCCGAATTGCTTATAGATCTGCCCGTGAGAGACAGCGTCCACGATATATTCCTCGGGAAACCCTTGAAGTCGTGCACATTCTCTAGGAGTCAGTTTCCTCGGATTCTTGCCCTGTCGGGATTGGTCGATCAGAATCTCTGAACCGTCTTTATAGTAACGAGCGCTGATGGTATTTGTATATTCACTATTTTCGTCGAAAAGAGAATATCCAAAACCATTGCCTTTTTGTGCATGCCCAAGTTTACGTTTTTGGTGTCCAGCCCAGAGTTTATCGGAGATTGTGTATTTATCTTCTGATGCAGACAACTCACTTAAATCTTCCAAAATGTCGCCAACTTTCGTTGGTAGCATAGGTGGTTTTGGCCAATTGAATACATTGTCGAAATCGACCCCATCGAAATAATCTTTATCAAAGCCGATAATAAAAATACGCTCACGGTTTTGAGGTGCCCCGAAATCGCCGGCCCTAAGCACTTTATAATCAACCCAGTAGTTGAGTTTCATTGATAATGCCAGACGGGTGTCTTCGCTGATCGGGATATCACTAGGGATATCATGATCCCCCTTGCCTGTAAGGATATCCAAGATTGTTTTCAGTGTACGCCCTTTGTCATGACCTTGGAGCTGTTTGACGTTTTCGAGCATGAATGCTTTAGGACGTTTCGCAGCCAAGATTCGCTGAATTTCGAAGAACATTGTTCCCCTTGTATCATTGAATCCTTTTTTCAACCCTGCTTGAGAAAAGGCCTGGCAGGGAAATCCACCTAAGAGAACGTCATGGTCTGGAATATCTGAAGCTTTAATTTTTGTTATATCGCCATGCGGCATTTCGCCAAAATTGGTCAGATAGGTTTTTTGTGAAAACTTATCCCATTCGGAGGAAAAAACGCAGTGGCCGCCTTGCTGTTGGTAAGGGTAACGAATACCACCGATGCCAGCAAATAAATCAATAAATGTGAATTCAGACTCACTTGCAGGCTTTTGTCGTAAAGGGGCTTTATCCAAATACGAAACCATCTTTTTTTCAACCTCCAGAATTGCATTCCATTTTGCGGCAGAGGGGATATGCTCTTCTTCTTCCCAGCCTCGAACAGTTCTTTCACCTGTTGAGCTGAGCCCAAGCAGATTAGCAAATTCTGTACGGCCAAGGCCTAATCTTTCCCTCAAATTTTTGATATGCTGAGACATGTTTTGATTATTCATTTGGGTTGACCTTATCCGGTTTTTGTCCTGGTGAAATCCTATCACTGTACACTTGATCAGTCAACACGCCGAATGGCAAATGGAATGGAAAACCGGCTATACAGGAAAAACTATGTCACAAGCACAAATCCAGCAGTTACAAATTCAAAATAATCAATGGAATAATGCGTCTGGTTTTAAGGTAACGTTCCTCAATACTGGTTCTTTTTTCGAGATCGAAAATTCGTCAGGAAAAGTTCATGACGTATCATTCCAATGCATACTCCAGGCATTGAAAGACATCCGTGACAGTGATAAAGCCAAGCAATTTATTGTTTATTCTGTGCAAAATCCGTCACCCATTAGAAATATTCCAGCTGAGGATCAGCATACGTTTGATAGCATAGTAACGGCAGGTCCTGTTCAGTGTACTGAATGGAAATATTTCGAAAAAATGGTTCGAGTGCTCGCAGGGAGTGTATTTACATATCCCCGGGCAAAAGTTGTAGCGGGAGAACAATCTAAGCTCTTTTTTAATGTGGTTTCGAGAATCGTGCATATTGCAACGAGCCAACGCCCACAAAACCTTGATGAAGTTATTCCATTTAGTGACTCTGATATCCAGGCAGCAATTGCATTCCTTGAGCAAGTGATTTCTGACTTCACTATCTCTGTGCCTTCTGAGCTTGAAGTGGTTGAAAGAAAGAAAAATACCATCTATCTAGGCGCGCCTGGGACTGGTAAAAGTTACTCTATCGAACAAGTGACGAACGGAGCCATCAAAGTTCGTACCGTGTTCCATCCTGATATGCAATACAGTGATTTCGTAGGAAGCCTGAGGCCAAAAATGGCTAATAATGGCCCAACCCCAAGCATCAGCTACGAATTTCGCCCAGGTCCGTTCACGAATGCATATATTCAGGCAAAAAAAAATCCAAATCAGAGGGTCTTTCTTATTATTGAGGAAATTAATAGGGCGCCGGCAGCTGCAGTATTCGGCGACTTATTCCAGTTACTCGATCCTGATAGTACATATGAGATCGATATTGATCCTGACATGCTCGATTATATCAACGCGCACATACCCGCGCCGATAGTAAAACTATCCCTTCCTGCAAACCTGACGATGCTGGCAACCATGAATAGCAGCGACCAAGGTGTTAACTCACTTGACACTGCATTCAAGCGACGCTGGGCTATAAAGTATGTGCCAATTGACTATGAACAAGCTACACCCGGCACTTTACTTATTCCAGTCCATGGGACGACTTGTGCAATTGAATGGAAACATTTCGCAAAAGTAATCAATGAAAAACTAATGATACTCGGTGTTCCCGAAGACCGAATGCTTGGTCATCGTTTCGTTTCAGTAGGGGACTTGGTTGATGGACAATCAACACACGATACCCTTTGCTACAAGCTTTTTGTCTACTTATGGGAAGATGTGCTTCGTCATGGCAAACGTCATAATATCTTCGCAACTGAGAGCGGGGAGCACGTACTAAGTACTTTCGGACAACTGACCACTGCATTCTCATCAGGATTGCCCGTTTTTGAAGCTAGCGTAGAAGAGTCTTTAATAGCTGCTTCAATAATCCCAAATGCAGCTGGTGCATAGCAATGGATATTTTTCTTCATGAAGATAGATGTGCAGTTAATAATCTTCCCAACCATGTCCGCACTGCATTCGTTTCAAACAACCTGCTCCGGAGCGATCAGGATCGACTTGATTTTTGCGGTATGGTTATGCGGGAAAGTAGGGTTGATGTTTTTTTGCCGAGAAACTGTGGGCCGATTGCATGTAGCGAACAACAAAAAATCAGTGCTTCACTAATACATGCTATTCATAAGTATACTCTAAACAGGAATCGGTCTTCCTTTACTGACGGCGCATCTGAACAAATTGTGGGAGAATCGTTCCTCGGATTGGCATTTACTCTTCTAACTGATTATGTCGAGAATGGCGTTTATGTAAGACGTACTTCCGATATCCAAATAAACACAGGGAAGACGGACTGGAAACGTACCATTAACAGAATTCAGGGATATCCTTCAAGCGATTCACTGGTTTACTTGGATACTCTCGGACGTAAAAAAATCACACACTACAATGATGAGGTGACCCTTATCCATGCGGAAATTATACGCGAGTTAGACCGTCTCATTGGATGGATTTTTTTCGATAAAGATTTAAATATTCCATCGAAGCTTGCCGATATCAAACCACCTTCAGGAGACAGTAGCGCTCAGATTCGGATACTGGAAAGGGAGCTGGGGATTCTCTATGCCGACAGGGATATGAAGTTAATGAAGGACCTTATTGCTTATCTATTTAAGGCAAGCAACAACTCAGACGACAGTCTCGTAATAGGGATTAGCAAATTTCATTCGATGTGGGAGCATATGATTGATTCATGTATGAAGTGGAAATTTGACATCAATCATAGATTGGCTAAGCCTTGTTACATAATTAATGGCGAATACCAGATTGCTACGCAGAAAGGGGGCCGCACCGATACAGTACTCAGAAGTTCGGACGAAACAAAATTTGCTATTATTGATGCCAAATATTATGGGGCAGAAAATTTGGCTAACCTTCCAGGATGGCCTGATTTAATTAAGCAATTTTTCTATGCTCAAGCACTGAAAGATATTTTTCCGGAAGCCATAATATACAACTGGTTCATTTTCCCAGGTATCACAGGTACTGCCGAGTCTGCACATTTGATGGACCCCACTACAGGAGAATTACAAGACGAAAGATATATGCCAATTCAGTGCACTTATCTCGATCCGATGATTCTAGTCAGTCACTACAACTCGGGGAAAAAATTAGTGGAGCTTGCTGAAAAGCTTATTCATATCTGAAAAAAAATTGATTACAAAACTTCTTTGAATTAAATATTACGAATTATATGAAAATATTAATTTTTACTCTTTTCTGCTCCAACAAACTTCTGCCACAGTCACTTAAAGTGGCTGTGCGCGCAATGCTATCCCCGCCACGCCTGCCCGCTTTATAGGTCGCTTTTGATGCAGTTGCGTGATCCACTGTGATCCACGCCAGCACTGGTGTCGCGGGGAGAAAAGAGCAGGGCGATCACAATGCAAAATCATGCATTCACTGCATGCAGAGCTATCAAAGAGAGATCGCCCGCGTTCCTGGCTATTCTTCATCGTCGTAAACAGAGAACGGCACTGATTGCGTGTCTTCTTCATCCAGAACGCTGTCGGCCATATCAGAGATCATTTCCATCACCAATGCGTACTCGTCATTTCTGCACTGGCCTGACTGTGCGATGTCAGCCATAAGCCGGATTTTTATCAAAGCCATCTTTAGCTCATGAGAGGATTCCATTACTCACTCCAATGCACTGTTTATTTATACAGTATAATATTACCATTTCTTAACAAATTCCAATAAAAACTGAATGTTACTTTTTAACCAATAGCTTAGATGAATGCTTAAACAGTCCTAGTCGTCATAAAATTCCTGCCAGTCCATAAGAGGGGGATGATGGATCACAACATCACCAAAACTGATTTTGGCTCCCCGGGTTAATGCTTCCAGCTCCCATCTTTGAGCTTTGATATCGTTTTTAAGCAATTCCTGTTCAATCTGAGGCAATCGCGCCCGTTCTTCAGGCGTTAATCTTGCTGATGGAGCAACATCGCGCCCCTTTGTTGGGTCAAAACTTCGCTGCGCTTTGCTGACTCTCGGTGTTTCCTCCCGTATACGCGCCACAATCGCCCGCACGGCGGCTGTGTCTGTCCAGTCAATAACTCGCAGGTTGTCAGAATTAGACGCTGTAAGGTCGCTCCCAGCCTTGCTATCGCGCCTATTTGCGGCTTGTTTCTTTTCACCTAACCCACAGTTATTGACAGGACTCCGAGGCGCGCCGGAGGCGCTTTTTAAGGTCAAAACCTCAACGTCAACGGCGGAAGAAACGATGCGCCATTGAGTTGTACGGGTTTCATAAACACGGGAGTCGCCAAGGTGAGGCGCGAAAATGCCCACAACCTTTTTCACTTCTTCATCGTATGCGTTCAGCTCGTCAGCTACGCGGCGGGCTACGCGCACAGTCTGATCGTCGCGGGGCACATTTGCGCCGCCCTGGGCAGACATGTACGCCATAAAATCACCGGCATCAGCCGCAGCGCGGACAGCTTCCACTTCTTCGTCAAAGGTTTCAGTCAGACTGATGGAACGGATGCGGCGGCACTCACGGTATGAACCCATGGTAGGCAGGCCGATAGGATGAAACTGCGGTATACGCCAGGTAGCAGCCCAGGCAGTAACAGCAGCTGCGGAGTCAGTCAGCAACTCGCCGGTTTCGTGGTCGCGCTCGCCTTCAAGTGCATAACCGTCGATGTTTTTTGCGATGTATTTGGCAATATAGCCAGCCGCGCCGCCGCGATTCAGGTGCTTACAGTCAAAACGGTTTTTAGCTGCACCACGTTCGTCGCCGTCTTCTTTCATGGCGTATTTGCGCATGATATCGATCACCCGCTGACGCATGGCGGGTTTGGTGAATAACATCATGTGCCAGTGCGGCGTCGCGTCGTGATGGGGTTCGACAACGCGCATCCCGTAAACAGACAGGCCGCTATCCTTGAACGCAGTGCGCATTTTGCTCCAGATCCCGCACAGATAACGCTGCCCATCTTTTGGGGTATAGGCTTCTTTGTCCCAGGCGTGATTTCGCTGTACGCGCTTTTTATCACCCTTGCCAACCATACGGGTCGGGTGATATTTGGAAGGCGTGGTGATAGTCAGGAACATCCCGACGTCGCCATTTGCAGCGGCATATTTTTCGGTGCCGGCGATCGTGCTCATTAATTCCATTCGACGGATTTCAGGGTTAGAAATACTCGCCATCACTTTGTCGATCAGACTGAAACGTTCGCCGGTTTCGATGTTCTCCAGATCGCAGCTTTTCAGGTAGTCGAGATTCGACAGACGGCGCGCACGCACTTCACGGATAGCCTGCTTACTGGCATACGGGGAAGCATCACGGTTCACTTTGCCGATGGCGATCAGCAAGGATTCACGCCAGCGGGTGCGCTGACCTTTCAACTGACTTAACCACCAATCCGGATTAACCAGACGTGACATGGCAGCGATAGCGGAAACGGCATCCAGTTTATCTTTGCAAAATTTTGCCCAATACATCGGCGTGATATTGAAAGCCTGTGCCATACCGGCGATTTCGCGGTATAGCTCGCACTGGGTATCACGCTCAAAAAGAATCGAATTATCCCCGTTGTATTGAGTAAGCAACTGATCGCAACGTTCTTCATAGATTTCTTTCAATTGTCCGGCGATGTCCTGAGCGAACCGGCGCAGCGGTTTATCGCTCATGCTCGGCAGGCTGTGATAGGTATCTGCCTCAGACATGAATTTCATGGAGGCTTTAATATTCATTGCGTGAGCGGCATTGACCGCTTCAACGCGGGGAAGAATGCTGCGGCCAAGGGTATAAATCAGGTATTTATTGGCAGCGTGAATGCCCTGCGTTTTCAGCAGATACGCATGGCGACCTGTGAAAATTTCCCGCAGGTCGGTAGAGAGGTTTTTTACTCTGATTAAAACAGCTTGCCCCTGATCGTATTCATCACGGGTAAGCGGTCTTTCAAGGCCAGAAACGGCCTGGCGTGGTTTGTTCCAGGGAAACGCCCAGACTTCGGGCGTTTCAATCTGCGGAGTGAAGCGGCTGGTCTGCATTACATACCGTCTTTGATATCAATGACCAGATAGCCAGCGTTAACACCGGCCAGGATGAGTAATGCCACTGAGAAAACGATCACTTGTTTCCTCTGTAATGTCTGGAGTTCAACTCAGCGAGTTCCTTGCAATACACACAAAGCTCAACGCCAGGGAGAGCAGCCCGGCGTTCTTCGGGGATTGGACGGTTACACTCAAGGCAAAACATTGCGGAAATGCCCGCAACAGTTGCGCGGGCGGCTTGGATTTGGGCGGAAAGAATGAGGTCTGCGCGTTCCTGAGCGGTGTCGATCACATCAGCCATTGTTACGCCTCCGCTTCACTTTGGATTCGGTTAGCTTCAATGCGGAGTGCTTCTGCAGCTTCAATCCCAGTCATTTCACGTTTGAGGATAAAACTGGCAATAGCTTCCAGGCGGCCAGCAAATACCACCGCTCGATTGGCGCGTTCTTCATTACGAGCAGTGTCGAGCATCAACGGCAAATCAAGAACTGATGTGTAATCGCGTTCTGGTGAAGCTAAATCAATGCCCATAACTGGCAAACCAACAATATTCTGACGGGTGTTATCAATCATATTTTTCATGCAGAACTCCTTTTTTGGGCAAACGAATGCCCGGCGGGTTGACGCCAGTTAATTTGAATTCGGGTTAGTGTTTAATATTTATCTTGCAGTCATCATCACTGATAAATTTGGGCAGTGATTCAGTTAAACCAAGCAAAGAATTTAGCGCCGCAACTACTTGGTGCCTTTCCGTCGGCGTTAATTCAGCAAACTTCATCTCAAGATGGCGGCGAGATAAGCCAGCATGAAAACAGATTGTTCTACGCATGTGCAGCGGCTGAGTATCAAATGTTTCCTGCGCTACGTTCTTTCTGAATTCAAACATCTCTTTAATTCTGGAAAGATGTTTTTTGCCTATTTGAATATGTTCTTCATTTACTAAAGACATAATCACCTCAACTAAACAGACGCTTTAAAAGCGGTTTTGAATTTCTCACGGCCTGCGGGGCAGTGGTTTGTGACAGTGAAGGGTTCCAGCGCTTTCCACCTGGCAACTCGATACAGCCATTGCCGAAGTGGCGAGATGGGCTTTGCTGTTTTAAAAATGGAGCAATAGAAACAGCCATCGTCACATCAGCCCATTTGTCGTGACGCTTGCAATGGCACCAACTGCAGACGCCAGAGCTGGAGATGTCTGTACTCGGCCTTGAACAACTAAGCCAATCAGTGACAGATGACGAATACCGGCATTAACACCTTCGAGTAAGGACATTCGACGTTGTGAACTGACCGAACCACCTTTCACTGCATCAGCTGCAATAGAACCTACGGCGGCAGTTGCCTGTAGTGCGTAGGTTGAAAGATTAGAAGTAGCAATTTCATTGACCGGAACTGACGGCAGGCAGTTTATCTGTGCCAGCATGCCATCGAGAAGGGTAGCGTCTTCAGTCAGATCAGTGATTAAAAGAACTTCCTCACAAGTGAGTTTATGAGGTTGCTCAGGGTTGAACTTATTGCGCAGGATTTGGGGTTTAGTCCCCATCAGCGCGGCAAGTTCGGTAAGGTTATGACGATTCACAAATGCCTTACATGCATCGTCAAAGTGAGTGTGTTTGGAAACGCGATAATCAAACATTGTTAGTCCCTGCTAGTTTGAATAATCTGACTCAACGGTTTATGTAGCGGCACTTGATGGCTTGCTGACGGTTTTTCTCACGCCAGGCCTCAAGATTGATCAGGGCATTGCCATGACGTTCCATAACAACAGTTTGCATTTGACCTGTTTTGCGGTTTTTGCGCTGCTGGGTGATTGTGGTAGAAGGCGTTGGTGCAAGGAGGACTACGCCATTCGCGATCCATTTTTCGAGGACTGCGGAGCTGATGCCGTTAATTGCAGCAAAATCTTTTTTAGAGATTGTCGGTGAAGTAGCTAGGGTGGTCAGTTGCAAATTTATTGAGTTCACAATAGTTGCAGACAAGGCTGACTCCAACGTTGGGAGGATTTGGGAAACGACGGAGTTTAATAGTTCCTTAGAAACGGCTGTCTTATCAACGGGCACTTGAATTGCATTCTGTTCTGACATAAAGCAAAATCTCCTTTTAAGCAGTTTGAGTTCTACTGTGTAACATGTGGTGTGTTTTCACTTTAGATCACAAATGTGCTCATGTAAATCACTTTCGTGCTCATTCTGGTGGGTCTATGCCTGAAACTAATGACAGTGCTGCGCATATCGTTGAACGTCTTTCCTCGTCTTATGGGGTTACTTCTCAACGAGCTTTAGCCAGCTGTCTAGATGTTCCTTCAAATAATGTAAGTGCTTGGGTTCAACGCAAGAGTGTTCCAGGCAATGCAATCATCAAATGTGCATTGGACACAGGAGCTGACTTGAAATGGTTAGTTACCGGTGAATTTGCATTTGCAAAAAATAAAAGCTTAAAAACCACAAAAAGAGACACTTCAACTTCTGGACATGTACTACTGAAGAAAATGCTTTCCTCAGGGGGACGTGCGGTTTTAAGCAGAATCATTGAAGCTTATGGTTTCAAAACGCAAAAAGAACTTGGCGAGCATTTGAATATTTCTTCGGGAACGATTAGCACCTGGGTAAGAAGAGAATATTTTCCTGGCGACGTAGTGATTACCTGTGCATTAGATACCGGTGCATCACTTGAATGGCTTGCTACAGGCGAAATGGGCATAGCCCCTCAAGAGGAAACTGCCGCCTTAGGAATGCCGATGATCAGTAAGAGAATACTTCTGGCCGGAAGACTTGACGATGATGGATTTTGCTATATCGATGAGTCGTTTGTACCGGATGGTGTCAATCTTGAAAACTTAAACTTTGTGCGAAGTGGTAAATCGTCTTGGTTGATTGAAATGGGGGTTAATGAGCTATCAAATGGGTCATGGTTGTTAGATATAGATGGCACTTTAGATGTATACGTTGTTTCTAAGCGCCCTGGGAATAAACTGCGTGTAATCGGTCAAGATGGCGAGTTTGAGTGCTTAAAAAATGACGTAACAGCTAAAGGGTTGGTAGTGGTTGCACTAAAAAACACCATATAAAACAGAATGTTATTTTATTTTTATTGCTTTGATTTACACGCTCTGAGGTTAGTTATGTGTCTTACTCACACATGACGACATGTAGGTAAATCTGCATCTGGTAAAAGTGACAAGCAGAATTAAAGTTTTCATAACTACCATATAAGTGGTGTGCTAATAATATGTCACCGTTATTAAGTTAAAACAGGATGAGTTATTTTAAGTGGATTTACACATTACTAAAAATGTGAACATAAAAAATTTTACTGTAGTGCGTTGTTTAACTCATCGAAAAGTAGTAAGTTGAATTTTCAACGATTTATTTCTATTAAAAAGGATTAGTGATGATTCTTGAAGAGATAACAATAAATAACTTTTGTTCTTGCAAGCAGTTAACAGTTAAACTGACGGACTTTAATCCCATAATTGGCTATAACAATTCTGGGAAATCAAATATTCTGAGAGCTATTAGCTGGTTATTGAAAAAAAGTGTACTTTCCGAACATTTATTTTTTGATTCACAAAGCCCTGTCACTGTGGAAGGGAAAATATCCTCTGTAAACATTAACCTATTGCCTCCAAATCAGCAATCTCAAATAAACAGATTTATTAGCAACGGCTCTTTAACTTTTAGAAGAAGGCAGGATGAGCCTTCATGCTCAGCAACACAAATAAGAATTGATGTGAAGGATCCTATGACAGGTGACTGGGCTGTAAATCCCACAGGATTAGATAACGCAATTGCAGCGTTGTTCCCGGAACCTTTATATATTCAAGCCATGGATGACTCAGCAGATGATATTAGCAAGTTTGCTGCTAAAAATACATTGGGTTTATTGTTGAAATTAATATTTGAGAGCATTAAAACTAATAATCAAGCAGCGCATCAATCTCTTTTAAGCAGTTTGGCTAATTTGGACACTCTTTTAAATGGTCCTGCAAGGTTGCCTGAATTCTCACAATTTGAATACCAAGCCTCACAGGAAGTTTCTAACTTCTATTCAGGAATTAATATCCACCTTGATATAAATCCGCCTAATTATGATGAGATTTTAAAGAATTCGACATTGTCTTTATCCGATGCTACTGGAGTGAAAAGACCATTTTCATCTTATGGTCATGGTGCTCAAAGAACAACACAAATGGCATTGATAAAAATGCTTGCAACGACCTCGTCGGCCTCACCTTTACCTGGCCTTACGAAGGTGTTGCTAATTGACGAACCAGAAACATTCCTACATCCTCAAGCGATTGAGAGTCTTAGAGATGCACTTAAAATTCTCTCAAATAGTGGATTTCAAGTTATTATAACAACGCACAGTCCTTTAATGATTGACCATCAACAAGTTTTGAATACTTTGATGGTTTTCAAAAATGCTGTTGGAGAAACAGAAGTTAGAAATAAACTCAGCAATGCGATTCAAACTTTATCAGCTAATCCACACCAAGCGAATATTATTTTTTCTATCCAGACTAGCACTCATTTACTATTTTCCGAGCATGTGGTTTTGGTGGAAGGTAAAACAGAAACGATGATGATTCCTGACCTTTACAAAGTGGTCAAAGGCAATACGCTTCCATCAGATAAATATTGCCATGTTGAATGTCAAGGAAGCCCATCTATTTACCCGATGATGAATGTACTGCGTGCAGTGGGCTATGCACCCAAGGCCATAGCTGACCTAGATTATATCTTCAAAATTGCCCCCGGTCTTGGTCTTGTTAGCCGGAGTGATCCCGATTGGGTAACCTGTTTCAACTGGTTTGCTACGAACACATCACCGCAATCTTTCTATTTAGGAACTGATGGACTCCCAAGTAGAAGAAACTCAACGGGTCTATTTAGTACTATCCTTCCAGAGGAAGCGTTTGAACAAATGGCTTCACATATGCAAGTTCCTATTGCGAATCTTGTCTCCCAAATGAGAAATCACGATATTTGGATTTGGGACAAGGGAGCCATTGAAGCCAGTTTAGGTATAGCTAAAAATCACAATGCAAGAATTGCGTTTCTTAATACATTACGTTCAAATAATAATATTAATCACGCTAATTCGCCGAATGATATAGCAAACTGTATTCACTGGTTTTAATTAATTATAGGTGTTTAGAAGCTATTGTTCCGCCGCCGTAGTGATTTTTATTTTTCGGCGGCGTATATAAATTTTTCGCATTGAATTTAATATTATTAATTATAATTTACCATTTTTTATTAACAAGCGGCGATATTGAATTTGACACTTTTTAGCACTCATCTGACCTTGAGAATCTCTGTAAACTTTGAACAAAATGCTGTATCAGCTATCATCGAAATGTGGATTTATTATTCATAAATTATGACCATTTTAAGCTTAAACTAATCATTAACATCCGGTCGTCGCCACTCTGTCGCCAGTGACGCTTTTAACTTATTGATTTTCTAGTATTTTATAAGTATTCGGTCTTTTTTTTACTATTTGATTTATAAAGATAATTTCAGCATCTCCCTAAATCCTAAATCCTAAATCCTAAATCCTAAATCCTAAATCCTAAATCCTAAATCCTAAATCCTAAATCCTGTCTATATCTCCGTCCACTCGGTACCGCGGCTATCAGGATAAACGTTCGTCATTTTCATCGATTTATGCCCCAATAGTTTCTGAGCAAATTCCGCGCCGTATTCACGCTCGTAAAGCCGGGAAGCAAGACTGCGGGCTTTCGCTCCGTGATACACCGTTTTTTTACCGCGCGCCAGAATGCTTGGGTAATGCTATCCGCTCGAAGCGTGCCGGGCTGCCATCTGGTTTTTCTGCTGGCAGAACTGAGAATGAACTCAGTATTATTATTCTGCAAACTAAAATTATATATAGGGGATCTGCTGAGTAACAAGAAGAGAATAAATCATAATAATAGTTATCATTCCTATTTCATGGGTATCAGTATCATGAAGTGAGCTAATGTCTGCTGAAATTTTCAGAATTAAGGTTATGCTAATAATTCTTTTGTATGATTCAGACTATGGGTAAATATGCTAAGAGCTCATTAATGAAATTGCGAGTCTGGAGTCTGTTACCCCATGAATATGCTACTTTTTTTCGTATTCTTCACACCATGATGGCATTTTTAATACTGTCGGAAATTATTAACGCTAATCTGACAGAGACCGAAGCAATTGCTGAACATAGTCTTGAAGGGGTTATAACCTGGATGCACATTATTTAA